CTCGATTTCTCTCGATTCCCCGCGCGATAGGCTGAGAAGAGCGGAGTTGGGTTGATTTGGACAGTACAAACTGGATTTATAAATACTACCAAGGAATTAAAGACGGAACCTATACCGTTGGCCAGTGGATCGAGCGTGTTTATGAGATTGTTGTAGATGCTTTCGAGTCCGGAGTGGTAGAACTCAACACGAAAGAAGCAAATAATGCCATTGATTGGATAGAAACGCATTGTTTTCATGTTGAAGGCATCCTTGCACCCGGTAATCTGAAACTTGAGGTCTGGCAAAAGGCTTTGATCTCTTGCATTTTCGGGTTGCTGAAGCCGGGAACACCTTATCCGGCATATAACGAGATCGTTTTGATCGTAGGCAGAAAAAACGGTAAGTCATTGCTTGCGTCTGCTATTGCGAATTACATCCTGCAAGTGAAAGGTGGTTACGGTGCCAGAATTTTTACTGTCGCGCCCAAATTAGACCAGGCTGATATTATATATGGCACCACATGGTCAATGATCCAACTGGATCCAGAGTGGCAAGCCAAGATGGACTCCGTACAGAAACAGCGCAAGGCATCACATCAGAAAGTGGCGGATGATCCAACTTGCGTGAAGAAACGGATATCTGATCTGTTCCTTCCAGTCAATAATTCGACCATGAAAAAGATCGCGTTCTCCGCAAAACGATCTGATGGATTTAATCCAAGTCTTGGAATTTGCGATGAGATAGCAGCATGGGAAGGTGACAAAGGTTTTAAACAGTATGATGTTATAAAGTCCGGTACTGGCTCACGACCAGACGCACGAATGTTGTCATGCACAACAGCCGGATATGTAAGCGATTCAATTTTTGACGAGCTGACAAAAAGGTCAACTCGTTTTTTATTGGGTGAAAGTAAAGAAAAAAGACTTCTCCCATTTCTCTACATGATTGATGATATAGAGAAATGGAATGATTTGAACGAATTGCAAAAAAGCAATCCGAACCTTGGCAAGTCTGTAACGGCAGATTTTTTCATTGATGAGATTGCTGTTGCAGAAGGATCGCTCCCGAAAAAGGCGGAGTTCCTTACTAAGTATTGCAATATTAAACAGAACAGTTCGCTGGCATGGCTCGCTGCCGATATGGTGGAAAATGCTTCAGGCGCACCGCTGAACATTGAAGATTTTAGTGGTTCGTATTGTGTCGGTGGTCTGGATCTGTCCCAGACACGTGATTTAACAGCCTGCACCGCTGTAATCGAAAAGGGCGGAGAATTATATGTCTTCGCCCACTTCTTCCTTCCGACAGAGAAGATTGACGAAGCATCACAGCGGGATGGAGTGCCGTATAACATTTACATCCAGAGAGGCTTACTAACAGCCAGCGGTGACAACTTCGTGGATTACCATGATTGTTATAACTGGTTCGTGAAGTTGATTGAAGAATATCAGATCTACCCATTGCAAATAGGTTATGACCGATATTCCGCACAGTATCTGATTCAGGATCTGAAAAGCTATGGATTCCACTGTGATGATGTGTTCCAGGGTGAAAACCTTTATCCGGTGATTCAGGAAACGCAAGGCCTTTTGGAAGATGGAAAGATCCATATCGGCGACAATGATCTGTTAAAAGCGCACTTACTAAACAGCGCTGTAAAAATGAGTATTGAAAGAGGACGCGGCAAGCTGGTAAAGCTGTCGCCTTCTTTGCATATAGACGGAACGGCTGCGTTGCTGGATGCGATGACTGTCCGTCAGAAGTATTACGCCGAGATCGGCGTGCAACTGAAAAACGAGGATTAAAAGAAATGTCTCTATTCGACAAGATTTTTGGTAACAGACCCAAAACAAAGGGCGCTTACGAAGGAACCTTTAAGATGCTGAACGGGTATGTCCCGCGTTTCACATCTTATGAGGGCGGTGTTTATGAGTCTGAACTTATCCGGGCGGCGATCAATGCCAGAGCGACACACATATCTAAGCTGAACGTGGAAGTCCTCGGCTCGGCACGCCCTGCGCTCCAGAACAAGCTGAAGCATGGCCCGAATGAGTTCCAGACATGGAGCCAGTTCATGTACCGGCTTTCAACGATTTTGGATGTCCACAACACGGCTTTTATCTGTCCAGTTTATGACAAGGATAGAGAACCTTCCGGAGTGTACACGCCTCTTCCGGATCGGTGCGAGGTTGTCAGCTATGGCGGCGTGCCTTATCTGCGTTATGAGTTCAATAACGGATTGAAGGCAGCCATCGAATTAGAGTTCTGCGGAATCATGACGAAATATCAGTATAAATCTGATTTTCTGGGCGAATCGAATGGCGCACTTATTCCGACAATGGATCTGATTCACATACAGGATCAGGGCATAAAGGAAGGTGTGAAGAGTGCGGCGACTTATCGGTTTATGGCGAAGCTGAATAACTTCACGAAGGCGGAGGATCTGACAAAGGAACGTAAGCGATTCACAGAAGAGAACCTTGCAACGGACGGAGGCGGATTGCTTCTGTTCCCGAATACTTACTCCGACATAAAACAGGTTGATGTAAAGCCGTGGGTCGTGGATGCGGAACAGCTAAAGGTGATCCGGGCGAACGTCTTTGAGTATTTCGGAGTGAACGAGGATGTATTGCAGAACAAAGCGTTCGGTGATGCCTGGTCCGCATTCTATGAAGGCGCGATCGAGCCGTTTGCTGTTCAGTTCAGCGAGGTCATGACAAAGATGCTCTTCACGTTCAACGAACAGACACGTGGCAATCAAGTCATGGCGACCGCGAACCGGCTCCAGTATTTGAGCAACTCAGAAAAGCTGAATGTGTCGAGCCAGATGCTGGATCGTGGAATCATGTCGATTAATGATGTCCGGGAAATCTGGAACCTTCCGCCGGTCGAAGGCGGTGACGTCCGGATCATCCGAGGCGAATACTGGAACGCAGATGAGAAAGTAACGGAGGAAAACAATGGAAATCAGAATGTTTGATTTTGAAGTCCGTGCCGAACAGAACGAAGAACACGGACATTTCTTAACAGGGCAGCCGATTGTATACAACGAACGAACAGATCTCGGCTGGTATGACGAAATAATTGAGGAAGGCGCACTCACAGAGACAGATCTCCGCGATGTGCGTTTTTTAGTTAATCACAACACCGATATGATCCCGCTCGCAAGATCACGGAACAACAATGCAAATTCCACGATGCAGTTGCAAGTTGTTCCCGGCGCGGGAATGCAGATCCGCGTTGACCTGGACACAGAGAACAACGCAGACGCAAGTGCGCTTTATTCCGCTGTTGACCGTGGAGACATTTCCGGAATGTCGTTCATGTTCACAGTTGATAAAGAAACCTGGGACGACATCGAAAGCGAACACCCGACACGCCGGATCGCGATGATCGGAAAAGTGTTCGAGGTTTCGGCTGTTACGTTCCCGGCATACGAAGCGACATCTATTCAGGCAAGAGGCTTATCTGAAGCGCTGGAGAGCGCAAAGGATTCACTGGAGAGTGCAAAGGCTGAACAGCGTGCGATAGAACGGCGCAAACAGAAAATAAAGATACTGATGGAGGTTTAACAATGGAACTCAAAGAAATGAGCGTAGAACAGCTTGAGGCTCGCATGGCTGAACTTGCCACAGAGCTTGAAGCACCCGAAGCCGATCTTGATGCCATCGAAGAGGAAGTCAGAAGCATTAAGGAAGAGCTTGCAGCCAGAAAAGAAGAAGAAACCCGCAGAGCCGAACTTCGTGCGAAAGTAGCCAGCGGAGAAGGCAAGGTTATTGAGAAACCTATGAAAGAGGAGAACCAGAAAATGAGCATGGAAGAGATCAGAAACAGCAAAGAATACATCAACGCATACGCCGAGTATGTGAAAACCGAAAACGATGCCGAGTGCCGCGCACTTCTCACCGAGAACGTATCTGGAACCGTCCCGATCCCGGAGTTCGTGTATGACATCGTCAAAACCGCATGGGAGCGTGAAGGTATCACCGCAAGAGTTCGTAAGTCCTACCTGAAGGGCAACCTTAAAGTCGGATTCGAAATCAGCGGCGATGATGCGATCATCCACACTGAGGGTGCCGCAGCCATCAGCGAAGAGAACCTTGTTCTCGGCGTTGTGAACCTTGTTCCGCAGAGCATCAAGAAGGTCGTTCAGATCTCTGATGAAGTCTATGATCTGCGTGGTGAAGCGTTCCTGCGTTACATCTATGACGAACTTACCTACAGAATCGCGAAGAAAGCAGCCGATGAGCTTGTTGCGAAGATCCAGGCAGCCGGAACCGTTTCCACGACTACCGCGCCCGGAGTTGCAAAGATCACCGAAACGACTATCGAAGTCGGCACCATTGCGAAAGCTATCGCTAATCTGTCCGATTCCGCAGCGAACCCGGTCATCATGATGAACAAACTCACCTGGGGCGCTTTCAAATCTGCACAGTATGCGAACAGCTACGGCGTAGATCCGTTTGAGGGCCTGCCGGTCGTATTCAACAACACCATCAAAGCGTACAGCGCTGCATCTACCGGTGATTCTTATGCGATCGTTGGCGACCTTGACTACGGCGCACTCATGAACTTCCCGGATGGCGAAGGTATCACTTTCAAGTTCGATGACATGACGCTCAAGAAAGCTGACCTTATCGAAGTTCTTGGCCGTCAGTATGTCGCCATTGGCGTAGTTGCGCCGGGTGCATTTGTCAAGATCTGCAAGTAATAAGGAGGATAGTGTTATGCCGAAAATAATGATTGCCGTTCCCTGTATGGATTACGTTCCCGCATTGTTTGCTCAATCGCTTGCAACGCTCCAGAAACCTGAGAACACGGCGCTTGCTATGAAGATGGGATCTCTGATCTACGTCTCCAGAAACAATCTCGCCACTATGGCGATTGAAGGAGAATTTGATTATGTCTTCTGGATGGATTCAGATATGACCTTCCCGGAAGATTGTCTTGTACGGATGCTGCACACGATGCAGGAGCGCGACCTGGACATCTTAACAGGCGTGTATCACCGCCGTGTGCCACCGTACACTCCGACATTATTCGACATTCTGGAAATGCGCGGTGAGTTGTGCAGTTGGACACAGTTCCATGATATCCCGGATGAAATATTCGAGATCGGTGGCTGTGGTTTCGGCTGTGTGCTGATGAAAACGGACGCCTTCATTGATGTCCAGGGCAAATTTGGGAATATGTTCGCGCCGATTGCGAACAACGGCGAAGATATTGCCTTCTGCTGGAGAGCGAGACAGTGCGGATATAAAATCTACTGCGATCCGTCAATCCAGTGCGGGCATATCGGTCATGTAATCGTAGACAGCGAATTTCGCAAAGCATTTAAAGGTGTAGAAAAACATGAGTCAAAGTCTACTTGAAAAAGCAAAAATGGCGGCAAGGATCAAAACGAACGCATTTGATGATGAGATCACCGATTTATTGAATGCGGCGCTGTTGGATCTGGGATGTGCCGGTGTGGTAATCCCGCAGGACGCAAGCCTGCTTGTAGAACGCGCACAGCTCACTTACTTCAAGATGAACTTCGGCCAGCCGGACAACTACGACCAGTTAAAGGCAAGCTATGACGAACAAAAGGCACAGCTTTCCATGAGAACAGGGTTCACAGATTGGGGTGGTACGGATGGACAGGTCTGATGTCATCACTTTATTGAGTGAGGCTGATGTACAGGACGCAAACGGCGTCTGGCATAACATCGGCAATTACTTAACCGATGAAGACGGAAAGATCATCCGGGATGAGGCCGGTATTCCGATCCAGATCTCCGGTGAGCATACCGTGTTTTGTCAGGTCGATTCCGTGACACGTTCGGAGTTCTTTGAAGGCGGCAGAAACGGTCTGAACCCGGAATTTGTGTTCCGGATGTTTGCCGGTGATTACAGAGGAGAACGCACGCTTCGGTACGACAACAAAATCTATGGTATCTACCGGACGTTCATGGGCAGGAATGACATCATCGAGCTGTACGCCGAACGCAAGGGAGGCACGAACAAATGATTGTAAGTTCTTCAAAGATGAACTTCAAAGAAGTTGTTGATGACATCTTGCGGAAAGAATACTACCCGGAAGTCGTGCGTGTTACTTATGAAGTCGTCCCACAGGTCGCAAAAGAAGCGGCTTCAAAACTTAGATCCGAATCGCCAAAGCGACAAGGAAAGTATTCCAGAGGATGGGCAAGCAAAGTGGACAAGGGCCGTGTAAGCGTTGGTGCTACGGTCTACGGAAAAGACGGAACTTATCAGCTTGCTCACCTTCTGGAGCATGGACACGCCAAGCGAGGCGGAGGCAGGACGGCAGCGATCGAACACATCAAACCGGTCGAAGAATGGGCGATTGATAAAGCCTATAACGACATTATGGATAAGCTGGAGGGAATATGACATACAAAGAAGTTAAAAAAA